TGGTCCTGGTGACGTCCAGGATAGACGGGGGAGTTGCACCCCAGTGCCCGTTGTGTGGGAACGGGTGTCGCACTGGCGACCTGGCCTACGAAGAGGCTTGGAGAAGGGGGGAGGAGAGTTCGATCTGGCCTTGGATGGTCAGATAGCAGGTGGGTGATGTGGGCGCAGTTGCCTGGGCCTTTGAGTAGTAGAGGAGTTTGGGGGTATCTGTGAAGGTGGTGGAGGCTTTGATGATTGGGTTGAGGTTGGTGAGGTTGGCTTCGACATCGATGGGTTTGACAGAATTAACTGAGCCACCGATGCAGAAGTGTAATCCACCATAGGTGTCGAGCACCTGGGTGGAAGTGGCTGTGGAGTTAGCAGGGACCCAAACGAGGGCCACGGATGTGGGGTATTTGGGCGCCATGTAAGTGGGGTGGATTGTGGCTTTCAGATGCTTTAGTTGGGCATGGCGGTAGAGAGCTGTGTAGGTGGCGAGGACGGAGTTGGAGGCGATGCTGACGGAGTCAGCAGCATCTTCAGTTCCGAGAGAAGCGAGTGTGATTTGGAAGGGGTAGGATATGACCGGGGGTGGATTCCCAACGGGAGGGGGGAGGAGTGAAGGTTTGGTGTTGAGTGAGGCTTGGTGAGCGAGAATCTTGTCTTGTTCCATCTCTCATTGAAAAGAGTGAAGCAATTCAGACTCGAG